CCAATCATGATAATCTGCAAGAGATAACGGTTTATGATCATCATATCCAGGCATCTGACCTACACTAGTTTTAATATTAATTATTTTCTTTTCATCTAGATCTACACTAGCATTTACAGTTTGATTGTTTTGTGATACTGACAAACCTTGATCTCTTTTTCCTGCAACAAAATCTGCTAATTTTTTACCACCGTATATTGCGGCCAGTACACCTGCCACTGGTATACCATATTTTGCTATAATAGGACCTGCTTGTTTAAGGGAGTCTGGTGTAAAAGCATTTCCAACTTTACTGCCTAACCATTTAATTGCACCGGCTGTTGTATCTAATTCGCCATCATCTAAGGCATCAACTGCTATAGTTGTAGTTATAGGCCTTTTTGCACCTTGTTGTAAAACTTTTCCTAGCAATCTTGCACCTACTAGATAAGGATTTTCTTTAAGTGCTTCTGTTTCTGTTACAATTTTGCCATCATCACAATTTTCACAACCTTTTGCATCACAGTCTGAGCAAAGTTCACATTTGCAATCTGACATATCTTTATCACATGCTGTGCAGTCGTCTTTAGTGTTTTCTTCTAAGCCTGATAGGCGTCTTAATAAATTTAGTTCTTCGTTCATATCAATCTCTTGTCTACGAGCAACGTCTATTTCTTCTCCTTTAGGTTTTAACTGCTTGTCAAATACTCTAAAGTCAAAAGATAATAAACTATCTTGTGCTAATTCTTTTAATAGGTTTCTTAAATTATGATCTGCAAAATCTTCACTTGTTTGCAATGATATCTCTTTTTCCATGTCATCTATTCTAACTAAAATGTTAGGTTCATCTGATACGAATCGTGTACCTTCTTGTGGGTCAATAACTATTTTACCGTCCTTATCAAAAGTTTTAAGGTCAAAACCATGTCCTTTTAATAAGTTAAATACTTTTTCAGAAATATCTTTAAAATTTGTTGCCATACAAGTATTTATCAGATTATGCCAATTGGCATCGGATCATCGTAGTCATCATCGTCGCCACCAGTTGAATAAAGAGAGTCTACACCTAAACTATTATTAACTGCGTCATATACTTCATCTTCAAATGTACTTACATAGTCTATTACTCTAACAGCAATCATCATACTCATTACCAAGTCGTCTGAATCGCCTGGTCTAGCCGCGAAACTATTACCCTTAGCAACAAAATTTTTGAATTCTGATAAACATGCCTTACTATTAATAATAAGTTTGTCATTTTCAATTAGTCTTTTCATGTTTATACATGATTCTACTTTGACTTTATGTGTTGTATGGAAGCCACGTCTGCCTGTTTTACCTTGTATTCTTTTAGGTTCGTGTAGGAAATCACCAGGAAAAGCATCTTCTCCGGTGTCTCTGATCACCACAAGTGCGGCCTCGCCAATTGCATTGTTTTCAACTGTCCAATATATAGTATGAGCACCTTGTTCCTTTATAAAATGCATTACTTCTAACATGACCTTTATCTGCCCTTCTATAGGTGTTTTATTATGACACCATTCGCCTACTTGAATCATTGAGGGGAGTTCCACAATTTGTATGGCGGCATTGTCACCACCTGTTCCTGTACTTGGATCTAATGTAACAACATAGATATTTTCTGGACTTGGGTATTTAAACCAACGTACATGACCCATTTTCATAATAGGATCGTTTCCTGTAAGTTCTAATAATTTTAATTGGTTAATAAGTGTTTCATCATATATAACAAATTCACATTCGTGTTCACGTTTAAAACGTTCTGTACCTATTCTACCTCTTTCTTCTATTGCCCAATTGGCATCTCTATCTGGATGTTCGTCCCATTTTGCTAGTAAAGGTTTAAATCCATTTACACCTACTTCTTGCTCATTACCATGTTCATCAAACATTTTATTTGCAGAATTCCATATACTAGCAAATGTGTCCTCATCACTATTTGGCGTTGATGTAATTATACACTTACCACCTGTTGCTAGTGTAGGAGACAATGCTGTCCAAAACTCACTTGCTATTCTGGGCGGTACAAATGCAAACTCGTCTAAGTAAACTAACGTTAACGACATACCCCTACCAGTATTTTCTGTAGTTGTTGCACTAACTATTCTACTTCCATTATCAAATGCCATAGAGCCTTTATTGTATTCTGTCACACCTGCTCTTATATGATCTGGTACACTTTCATACGCATATCTAATACGTTGCATAATCTCAAAGGCACCAGCCGCCTTATGAGCCGCAACTAATATTGTGCTGTCAGGCTTAAACATAGCATACCACAACAAATATCCTGCCGCCACAGTAGTTTTACCCATCTGTCTGCCCAGCATGTTTATACTATATCTAAAATTATTGTAGTTTTCTATTAGATCTAACTGATATGCAAAAGGGTCAAAGTCTATACCACCTTTTGTAGGATGTTGAATTTTGACATGATTTGCCATAAAATACAGAGGTCCGTTCACAGGATCTGCACAATTCTTAAAATCTTGTAGGGAATCTGGTGTATATGCGGTTTTACTATAGCCTTGTTTAACCAGACTGGTATCTGCTGTTCCTCTTGCCATAATAGTATTTATGTGGTAATGATGTTAAGAAATGCTTTTTTTAAGTTTATCTTTTATATAATTAATTAAGATTTCTTTATCTGTTTCGTATGAAGGGTCTGTATCTGGGCTATCACAAGGAGATTTTTCTTCATCGTCTTTGTGATCAGGTGATAATAAAACATCTTCTTGTTCTGGCTCATCATCATGTGCTGATGCTTCTTGATCATTATGCATATCTTTTGGTAAAGTAAGTCCTGCAAGTTTAAGCACATCTGCTAAATCCTGCATTGTATCGCCTGCCGCTTCAATACTTACTGAACCTTTATCAGTATTCTTGTGTTGTTTAAATTCTACTGAACCTTCTACTTCAGGTTCTGCACTAACAATACCGTATGCATCGCTCATTGCTTCTTTAATTAAAGGTCCTGTAATTGGTTGTTTTTCTTTACCAGTATATTTGTGGGGTACTTCAACACCGTTTCTTTTAAGTATAATTTTACTAGGATCTACTTTTCCCTGTGGAGACTTACTAAGAATTTCTTTATTAGTTTTTTGCTCTAGGCCTTGGATGTGTTTCCAAATTCTAACATCTGCACCTCTAATATCTTTATAACGTTGCGTCTGACCATTTACTGTAACTGAATATTCTGCTTCTTTAATAGAGTCGCCATCTTCATCTATAGACATTAACATTCTTTCGTATTCTTCTTCTGTTGCCCTTCTTGCCATATCAGCAACACCATACTTTCTAAACATTTTTTCAAATGCTATTGCTCGTAATTTATCTTCTTGCTTTAAAATAACATAATAGTCACGTGCCTTTGCCTCCTCTTCAGGAGAATAGGCCGCGTTTTCATTTACTATGTGATTTATTTTCATTATCTACTTCTAGAACCGTGTTGTGCAATATTATCAACTTGTTTGGCTTGTTCTGCACCTCTACCCATATTAGGTTGTCCTGTAAGTGTATCATACATAGGTCTTAAATTATCACCCATTAACTCGTCCTTACTAGGATAGTTGCGGAAATAGTCTGCACCTTTTTCTGCTTTAATTTTTTCTAATTCTTTTAAAAATGCTTCGTTGAATTCTTCACCAAATCCAAAATCTTTAGCATCTATTCCATCTTGGTGAGCTTCATAGTGTTCCATATTTTCATCGTTTAATAAAGCATCTTCTTCACTAACTTGCCTATCTTCATCATTAGCAAGTCTTTCTGCTTGAATATCTGCTTCAACACGTCTAGGCTCATCTACACCATAACATAGAACTCTTTCGTGATCCATGCCTAAATTTACTGCTAACCATACTTCTAAAATTCTTTCGTTGACTGGGTATTTAAGTACAACATCTGTACTACATACTTCTGAAGTAAAGTTGGCATTTTTTGCTCTTTGAAATTCTACTGGATTCTCTTGAATCGGAGCCCTTTTAAATGGAGATGCACTAACAAAATTGTATTTTGCTAAACATTTTTCTATCATATCCATTTGTTCTGCACCACAGTCGTGTGCAAGTTTGACTCTATAAGCATATTCTTTATTAAATGATTCTGCTATATAATTTTTTAATTCCATACTTAAACTCCGTTGATATACTTATTTATCATTTTTAATAAAATCACTTATCAAAAAAATAAAGTTATAAATAATAGTATGGAAAAAATTAAAGTTAGAGAACCACAACATCCTCAAGAAGGCGAGTATACATTATGTAATTTAGGGGAACTTGCAGTATTTAGAAACGGCGAGTGGGTAAGACCTGAAAGATCTAACTAGTCTTCTTTAGTATTAATAATTTTTAATAGTTCATTTCTATCAAAAACAGTTGCTTGAACTGACTCTGCTTCAGTACCCTTATTATCAAACTTATCTATTCTTGCTTTTTTAAGCATTAAATCTATTTGTTGTAGTTTTGCTTTTGTTTTAGCATCACTGGCATCTAAGGCTATTTTTAACATATTACTTGCTTCTGCAAATACTTTACCAGCCGCCATATCGCTGACATTCATACCTAGATTCATAAGTTGCTCATAACTTTCTATAGCCTTTTTGGCTATATCATTCATTTCAACTTCGTGATCTTCTAATCCTTTTATTTCTTTAAATGCTAAATTTATCTTTTCACTTACACTTAAAGCACCTTGCACTTCTTCTATACTTTCTTTAGATTCTTCTACAGTAGGCAATGTTTCCTGTTGAGTAACTTCTTCAATAGGAGGCAGATTAAATTCTTCTTCTAGTTTCTTAGTCATACTACTATTTATTTGATTCTAGGCTTAGAAATTCTTTTTTTCGCCTTGCGAGGTTTCTTATTAGAAAATATTTGATCTTCATTTATAACTTTAAAACGTATGCCTTTACGTTTACACCATTCTTGTGCGGCTGTCCATTTAGCGGCATTTATAACAGTTTGTAATTTTTGTCCTTGCGATCTAGCACTTTCCATTGTTGTTTGATTACGAGGTTTAATTTCTATTAACTCTACATGTGGAGTTTCATTTTTGTCAATATACTGTATCATAAAATCAGGAACATAATTTGTATAATTTCCTGATACTGGATTTCTATAAGGAATTTTTACATTTTCACTGGCCCATTTAGTAATGTTAGGATGTGCATCACACATTCGCATAAATGCTAATTCCCAACTACTTCTATAGGTAGGATTTCTGTTACCAACAAATTTACCTTTGTTGACTACTTCGTATTTTCCTGTGGCGAATTTGCCCATGTTAGGCCTTGATAAGTTTGGCGACTTTACTTCTAGAATTATCTAATGGCTCTTTTAAATCTACTTTATTACCTGCTGGTCGTATAGCATTCATGGCTTCAAATGCATCTACACTTAATTTAAGAGTGTCTGCATTCATATCAAAGTATGCTGTAGGATCTACATTCTGAACTTTTGCTATTTGAATTAAAACTTTTGCCATTGCATTAGCATTAGATTGACTGAATCCTATAGCAACTAGTTTAGTTTTAATTACATCTAATTTTTGAGGATCTATAGCAATTTCCTTAACCTTAGCCAATTCTGCTAATATTTCTGAACTTGCTTCTGGTAGGGGAAATTTAACACTAGCATTATCTAAATATGCTTCTAATTTACCTGCTGTAAATTTATAATTTATTTCACTACCAAATGTTTCGTATAATGATGAGCTCATTAAGAACCTCCACTATCTTTTGGTGGCTTTGTGAAAGCATTTGCTATGCCACTAGTAACACTATCTATTAAATCGTTCTCTACTTTATCTTTCCAGTCTCCGTATGTAGGTTTTACTCCTACTGCTGTAGATAAAGCATCACCTAAGAATCCACCTACTGTATCTCCTAAATTATCTGTTAACCAATCACCTATAGGATCACTAGGACCTTTTAAAGGCTGTGCTGATCTAGGCCTTGTGCCTACACCAGGTATATTATTATTAGATTTATTACCTAAGAATGCAAAGTCTGTTTCAACTTCTAGTGATATTGGTTTAAGATTTTCTTCGCCTGGAATAGTAAAGTCTCCAATGTCTTCAAATCTATCTAAGTCTACTTCTCCTAAATCAAAATTCACAATATCAAATGTAGTAAAGTTTTCGTAAACTAGATTTAAACTAAAGTCCATAAAATCACTAGATGAATAGTCTACAGTTTTTGGTGCAAAACTTTTTATCATAGGTTTCATTAAACTGTATTGTACGCCTTTTCCACCTGCATATAAAATATAATCTATTCGTTCAAAAAAGTTTTGATCTACTTGTAAATTAAGACCTGCTTCATTACTATTAAAATTAGAACCTGCTCCAAAATTACTTCCTGCTAATTCTTCTGACATTGAATTATAGAAATTAATATCTCTATCCCCAAAAGAGTTTTTATTTCTTGGGTCCATGTGTAAGTAAGAAAAATATTTCATTAATACAGTTAACCATTCATTATTCACTGTATCAAATACTGTGATATCTACAGGTGCATAAGTTACGCCTGTAGTAACATTTCTTTTCTTATTAAAATTGTTTTTTTCAACTATGTTGAAATCGACCGCAGGAAGTTGAGCAGTTCTTACCAAACTGCTCATACTTGTTTTAAATGTTAGATTCTCATTACCTAATAACTGTAACACGTTTCTGTTGAATATGAAATTTACATATCCCTGAAACTGCTGTCTAGGAGGATTAACTTCAGGTCTAAACCTATAGTTATTCCTAAAGTCTCTAGCATAAAAATTGTCTACTGTATTTTTACCAGTAAAACGTGTATATTTCACTAGAGTACTCCGTTATTATACTATAACGCCGCTATTATCTGCTAGTGTGTTATCATCAGGGAACGGATTACCCGCTTCAACTCTTCCATTAACATCATTATCGCCTTGGAAGTGTGTTGCGTTATCATAACGTATCATCATAGTAACAGTCTGTTGATCGTTAGAACTATAGTCTGCTTCACTGTAATCTGATTGTGTTAAGAAACACCCTTCTAGGAACCAAACTTCACTAGCACCTGCATTTACACCGTCTAATACTTCAATTTGCATATCAAATTTATAGTCGGAACCTGCGGCTGGTGTTGTTTGTTGGAAATGGTTAAGTTGTCTTTGTACCTGTGCACCTACTAACTTAGCAACCTTATTCTGTATATCATCCCTAATTGTTACACTAATTGGGTCCCAACTGTGTTTACCTTGCAAATAAGTACGAGAGTTGTAACTATCAATAATTACTTCCTCATAATTAATTTTAGGTCTTACCACACTTTGAACATTCTGTGTCAGTGAAACAGTATTAGTTGAACCACCAAAGTTGTTTAGAAAACTTACACGGAATCTATACTTTAATTTAGGCATTAAGATGCCAGAAGTACCAGTTCCTGTAGGTACACCAAACTTACTTTTTGTTTCTGTTGTTGCTGATGATGTTGCCATTTTTTACTCCATTTGTTCTTTATGAACTAATTATACGAATATTTATCATCTTTGGGTCAATTTAATTAACTCTAGTTTTAATTATGACACAAAAAAGGGCAGTAAAACCGCCCTTTAAATGTTTAAGTTGTTAAACTTATGCTGTTGAGCCCAATGTATTTTGGATTCTAATTGGAATATAAATAAATTCAACTGCTTTAACAGGTTGTATTGCTACATCTATATACAATTGATTGTTATCTATTCTAGCCGCTGTATTATTTGTAGTATCACAAACTGTGATAAAGTCAAATAAACCTCTTTGTGCAACTAATTGTCCAAGGAATCTATCTACTACAGTTTTGGCATTTGCTCTTGTTACTTCGTCATTTGGTTCAAACAAGAATGGCTTAACGATATCATCAAGTCTTTCTCTTATATAAACTACTAAACGTGCAACATTAACTCTATCCAATGCACTTGCATTTGGGTTTAAAGTTTTCTGTCCAAATATAGCAATACCTCTTCCAGGGAAGTTTCCAATTGGATTAACTTTATTACTGTAAAGGCTATCTCTTTGTCCTTCACTTAAAGCAACTGCTTCAAATTCACTTGTAGTTGAATCTAAATATCCAACACTTGAAACGTTGTTTACTAATCCTCTTTGGAATCCTGCTGGTGCAAACCATGGGAAAGCCACTTGGTCGTTAAATGCAATAGTTCTTAAAGCCATATAACTTGCTGGAACCATAACGTTTGTACCGTCTAAGTTTGTTGCTAAACCATGTGGGTAGTATACAGCCGCATATGGTGATGAACTAACTAGTCCGTCTTCTCCATTTACATCTGCAACACCTGTATTGTTTGCCCAAGCCGCTGTACTAGTAGAATCTGCCGCTAATCTTAGTGGTGCATCACCAACTACGAATGCAGTATTTTTTCTATCTGTACTTAAAGTAATCATCTCATCCATAAGTTCTGCATAACCAGGACATGCAATTAGATTAAATCTATTTGTTTCGTTTCTGATTTCTGAACTTGCTGTAATGGCACTTTGAAGTGCTGTAACAATTACTTGTCTTTGAGCTTTACGCATCATGTAAGGTGAACCGTCTGATTTATTACCAGAATGATCTTTCCATAAACTATTTGTTGCGTCATACTTTTTAATATTACCAACAGAAGCCATTTTGTTCCATGCTAACATACCACTTGGGTATAATGCCGCATTTGGAAGTCCATTTGCTGTACTTATAAAACTTGCATCACTGCTTGATCTAAAGTCCCCAAACAATATACCATCGCTAGAAACTTGGTCTGTATTATCTACTAATACCCAAGCACTTGCGGCACTACGTTTATAAATTTTAGGGAAGTTTTCTAAATCACTACTATCAATCCAAAGATCATTAGTTGATAAAGAAGTCGTACCATCTGATTGCTTACTTGGTTCTGAAGCCGCAAATTGTACATCACCAGTGTATGTTGCCCATGAACCAGCATTTTGATATAAAATATCAATGTTTGTATTAGAAACATTATTATCATACCAAAGGTCACCCTCTGTAGCAACACCTGTAAGTGTTGTACTACTTGCTGTAAAACTTAGGTCTTTAAAGTTACTATATGTACCACCTGCTATGTTAAGGTCTGATGAATCATACCCAGAAACATTACCTGCCGCAAATTTAATATCTTTACCTGTACTTGTTGTAAAAGTAATTTTACCACCATCGTTAGATGCTGTTACAGTATTTGCAAAAGTTGTGGCCGGATTAGCACTTGATAATGCTGACTGAATATCAGTTACTAGATTATCAACTGTTGCACTTCCGCCACCTGTTGAGAAAGTAACTGGAATAGTTGTTCCTTCATTAATTGTAAGGTTGAAACTTATTTTACCAGAATGTCCGGAAACATTTTGTGTACCAGTCAATGCTGATGAACTTGCTACTGTTAAAGTAGATTCACCATTATGTCTTTGTAAAGTAATACTTGCTACGCCATCTTCGCCTTCAGTGTTTGCCCATAAATCACCAACTTTTGGTGAACTATAAGTGTTTGTATATACTGAATCTGACTTAGAATCTATAACAATTGATTCTGTTGTAAATTGATTAGTTGTTGAACTGTATAATTTAACAACAAGGTTTGAACCGTTGTTTGCTGATGTTGTTCTAATATGAACATCACCTGCTGTTAAGGCACCACCACCTGCTTTTGTTGTAGGTATTGCTAAGTGACTTGCAAATTGGAAATTACCATTTGAACCACTTACTGCACTTGACCATGCAGATGAACCAATATTTCTCCATGTACCGCTTAGTTTCTGGAAGAAACTAATTTTAGGTTGCGTACCACCTGAAGTTGTTAGATAAACGGCACAGTATTCGCCGTCTTGTCCAAAACTTGATTTAGGTGTAACACCGTCTGAATCTATATCTGATGCTGATGTTTGTTTTACTGTTTGTTTTACCCATGCACTTGAAACATATTCATACACACCCCAACTTGTTGCTGAAGTATCTAACCAATAAGAACCGTTAGCAGGATTATTTGTAGGTGCTGTTGCACTTGATGATAAATCACCTAAATCTACATCTGCTCTTAAAACGTATGCTCTATTGGCTATGCCCAAGAAACTATAGGCTGAAAGTAAACCATATTCATTTTGTTCATCACCATGTAAAGGTGTAGAACCACTTGTTTTAAATGTTGGATTACCATAATTCTGTAATAACTCTCTTTGACTTGTAATCAATTTGAGTTTGTTTGCGTTTGCTGATGTTGTGAAAGCGGCTGTACCACTACCGTCAGGTGCTGTTTTATCCTGTGATGTTGCAATAACAATCAAAGGAACTGAACCGGCACCGGCGGGGGCGTAAAAACTTTCGTCTGTAGTCGTTACACTTACACCAGGACTTACTAAAGTTGCCATATTATTCTCCTTAAGAAATATTCTTACATGTATTTATCATAATACTGTATTTTACTGTATTTAAGGAATTTAGTAGGTATTACGTGGTATTATACTAGTTTAAGAGGTTGTTTAAATTCACCAGTTTTCCAGTCTCTGATGGCTTCAACTTGCTTGGCTAGATCTTCAAGACTTCCATTATTGTCTATAATGTAGTCAACTGGATAGCCTGCCCAGTTCCATTCACTTTCGTGTACGTCTTTATATTTTGTTGTCATAATCTTTCTGCTTACAACGTTTTCGTGTGCCGTCTTTGCTGTTTCAAACCATTCAGGTAGTTCTCCACGTTGTACCCAAATAACAACACCACCCATATTTTTTATAAGTTCAAGTTCATTTATAAAACGAGCATCACTTATAACTGTACATGGAGCATTTTCTATTTGTTTTCTTATGCGGTATTCTAAACTGTTTAACCAAATGTTTTGATCAAAGTGATTTCTAAGTACTTCTGTACCTAAAAGTTGTAATGCTAGTCTGGGAGTAAAGTTTGGTACACCTAATTTTTTAGTCCAAAACATATCAGGCGTTTCTCTAAAGTCTCTGCTTTCAGTTGTATCACCTTCCAACATAGATCTTTCCCAACCAAAAATGCTGGAACATAAATCTTTAAGGGGAGCGGCAAAACTGTCATGAACACAACCACGTTCTACAAACATATTGGCTACTGTATCTTTGCCACTGCCTATAAACCCGGTTATTCCTATTAGCATTATCCTATCACAAATCCTAGAGGAGCATTGCCCTCTTCTTTCTGGAAAATACTTTCTCTTGCCTTTTCCATTTCTGCTATTGCTTCTGATTTTAATGCATCACCATTTAACTGTATGGTTCCGCCTGCCCCTGGAAGTCCTGAAGCATATTTACTTCTTGCTTCACCTAACATCATTTTAGATTGTGCTAATGCATAAGCGGCCAACCAATTTGCGGCATAGATATCTTTTAATAAAAGACTTTCGGGTATAAAATTATAAATGCCTACTGCAATTTCTTCTTCGTGTCTTACATTTCTTAAAATTTTAAGTTGTTTAGTATTCCTATTCCAAAGAAAATTATATTCACTTCCAAATATTCTACCTAATACTTCTTTATATTGACTAAATGCATCAAAGACCGCAAGTCCGCCCATTTGCCCTGCTTGTAACAAGTACATATTATTGAACGCAACATCAAAAGGATCAAAGTTTGTGCCACCGCCACTGTTAGTACCGACACCTTTTCTATATAATCTGCGTACTTCCATTACTTCGTCTGGTAATGTGTACTCAGTTACACCTTCTTGTGTGGTTATAAACAGGGCACTTTCTTCTACAGCACCTGCACTAAGTTGTCTATATAAAGCAAGGGACTTGTCTATAGCAACATCATAGTGTGCTCTGTCGAGTTCAACGTCAACCATACCGTCTGCTAGACGTAGTTGTAACTCGTTTACAAGTTCTTCTCTGTTATTATATCCTATTTGATCTACTGGCATAGTACTATTTATCTAATTTTCAATTAAAATACTTTAAGTAGTACAATAGTATCACTTATTCTGCCAGTTAATTTAGTTGGGGTAGTCTTTATTTCTTCAAAAAATGTATTAAATCTAGTCTTTGCAGACCCTTTAATTGCTTTTATTTGCTCTGCAGGCTTACGCAATGTCTTTTGAAAACTAGTAGAAGTATCAAAATCTTTAATAGTTGTGCCTTTTATAGTTAATCCAGTACACATTTCTGATTTTCTGTACACACCTAATTTTCTTAATTTAGTGTTATAAAACCAAAGTTCTGTTGCATCTATTATTTCAACAGGGTTTATACTTGCTATGCCTAAATCACTGTCATTAATTTGATACTTTAATTTTTTTACAAGTTTGTCCCTATCCATGGGCTTAGGTTTTCTAGGCTTACGAGTTGCTTTGCCTGTTTCTATTAATGTATCACATGCAGTATGTATCTTTTCAAAAAATGCAAAATAGTCTTTACGCATTTTTACACTAAAATGACCGTATCCTTCTTTAATGTCTTGATCTTCCCATGCTAATATTTCTGTTGCTTCTGCAACATCTCTATCATAACTGTCTTTAATAATTTTAGCATGAGCAGGTTTTATAGCAGGTGTATATGCTCTCATATCATTGTATGGATCAAACTTTTTCAAGTCAAATGCTTCTCTGTCTACAAAGTTATCTAACTGTTCTTCCCAAGTTCCACACAATGTTGATACTTGCTCTTTCATACGATCTTGAATACTAATTACTTTAGTGTCCTTTTTCTTTTCTTGTTCTTGTGTTTTAACAGTATATACTTTCTTACCAAGTGCCAACCACTGTGGTTTTTGTTTCTCGTTTAAATACTTTATTGTGCCTTCAGGCCAGTAGCCTAGTTTTTTTGCTACCCAGGCAGTTTTACCCATTGCAGAAAAATAACCTTTATCTATACAGACTGCATACTTTATATCTTCTTTAGTCCAACCACTTTCTTGCTTAATCCATTTTATTAATGCTTCTTGTTTCTTCTTTGTTGCTATTTCGTAGTGGACAAAATATTCAGCATTACTAATTGCTTTCTTTCTTTGTTCTGGATCTGTAAGTAAAGAGAGTTCCTTCCAATTAGGCTCTTTTAATAAATATGTACTTCTCTGTTTTTTTCTTGCCATGTGTGTTTAGTCTTTAAATAATTCTTCCCTAGGATCTAAATAAAGTACCTGTATTGCTTTAGGCCAATTTTTAAATCCTACTATTTCTTTTTTATCTTTAAGTACACTTTTACTTTGAAAAAACTGGGTGATGGTTAGCATACCCATAAATCTGCCTGCCTTTTCTCCTGCTCTAAAACAAAAGTAAGAATTAGCAAGAATGAAGATGCCAAAATATATATAATTTTCCATATTACGCCTCTAATTAAAAAACTAGTCTAACAGATTTCTATTTATTTGTCAAGACTAATTTTATTTAGATGCCAGCCTCTTCGTCTTCCAAAGAAAAGCATATCTAAATGATCTTCTTTTTTGTCTAAGTAGTCTCCATATCTATCAGAAATAATTAAATTTGCTGGGAAAAGGTTACTTTTGACTGTAACATGGACAGAATCATGTATATATGACTCAAATTGTTTGATTTGTAGATTTGAAATTTTAATGTAATCGTCTATAATATCTTGTGTTACAAACTGTTTTGAAAAATCTCCTACAACATTAATGTAATGTTCTACTAAATTATTGTTTTGTATAATAGGCATAATAGAATGGAAAAATTTCCAGCCTTCTATAAACACATTATCTATAGTAGTTTCCATATAACCTGTCTTTTTCCAATCCTGTAATCCTGTTTTCAGTTGATCTAACCAACCGTTTAGTACTATGTCGTTTTGTTTAAGATGGTCATAGAGTTGTGTATAAAATTCAATATATGATTTATTTTGGGTTTGATATAGGTATGTTGATATAATATTAGATATCCCAAACATGTGCAATCCTAAAATGAATGCTGTAAAGACTGCAACATCTTCCATTTCGTTTTCTGAAATAGTGTTAGTGCTTTTTATAACTTCTATAGATTCCGATATCTTATGTTTTTTATCGTATTCAAATTTTTCGTTCTGTACACCATAGAAAAAGTCATATGCATAAAATGTTTTTAAATCGTATTCTTGTATTTGTTTTACATACATTGGAGAGTTTACTAATAGTTGTAAGAAGTAAACATCTAATGTTGGTATTTCATTTATTAATATTTGTTCTAAAGTAGCCTTCCATGTTTCCACAGTTTCACCTGGCATACCTAATATTAATTCTGTAAGGGCAGGAACATTTTTTTCTTTAGCAGATCCTATGATTTCATCTATAGAATTAATTTTCATATTCTTGCGTTTGATATTCTCTAAAACTTCTTCAGTTGTTGTCTGCAAACTTAATGTTAATCCTGTTTGTATGTTTACCTCTATAAATTTCTTTACAATTTCTAATACTGTATCATTACTGTTCTTTGCATAACTTACACTTATGCCACTAGGAAAGCCTGTTTGTTTATTGGTTGCAACAATCATATCTGCAATCATTATATCTCTATCTTTGAAGATTCCAAAGTTACTAGATGTTAATGCAAGGTAGGGTAGTTTATTATCTGCTACCCATTTTAAATCTGCAAGTATACGCTCGTCATACAGTTTATACATTTTACTTGCTGTAGCACTCCCCCAATCACAAAATGTGCAACTGTAAGGGCATCCTCTGTCTGTTTCTAAAGTCGGCACCCATTCTATATCTGGATGTTGTTTTATGAGATCGTCAAATAATCCTAATGTATAAGGACTAGGTAAGTTTAAATCCTGTATCCTGTCAAACTCGTAGACTTGCTCTAAGGGCTTTTTATCTAGATATGCAGTAAGTATCTCTAAAACCGCTAACTCGCCTTCTCCGATTACTATAGAATCAATATAATCATTTTCTTTTAAGAAATTTGGATTTCTGTGAGGTAATTCAGGACCGCCTAGTATAATTTTGATGTTTGGATATGCTTCTTTAAGTACTTTACCTAACATCAAACAATAATTTTTGTTCCAGATATAAAGACTTATAAAAACAATATCGGTATTCTTACATCTATTAACAACACTTTGGAGTTCCTCTCGTCGAAATATCCAATTGTCTACTTGATAATTGTCTTTAATCTGTTGATTTTGTATTAAGTAACTCCAAAGAGAACCTACACTATAAGGAAGGTAATAACTGTTAAGATGTTTAGGTCCAGTCTGAAAATTAGGCTGAACTAAAGTAACATTAAACATTATTTTCCTTTGGAAAATCTTCTATCTTGATTATGTGGTATGTCGTTTTCTAAAACATTTTTCCAAACAGCAATAGTTCTATCAAGACCTTCACTAAGTTCTACTTTAGGAAACCATCCAAGGCGTGTTGTAATTTTATGGTTTGTACTATTAAGTAAAAATATTTCGCCTGGTCTAGGCGGTTTGGTATTCCAATTAACATGTCCTTTCCAGTCTAACTTATCTGCAATCATTTTTACATAATCTTTAATTTTAATAGCATTGTCGGGTCCTATACAAAATATCTCTCCCTGACACTTATCTGGATTTTCAATAACTTGTTGCCAAGCATCAAGTAAGTCATCAATGTAAATAAAGTTTCTGTATGGTTCGCCATATCCTAAATTTATCTCATCTGGATTTTTAATCATTTGTGTTATAATTTGTTCTGTTACAAAGAAGTCGTTATCCTTTCTACCGTATGCATTAGTTTGTCTGATAGCAGTAAACGGCAATCCATAACTTCTGTGTGCATACTCTAAGTATTTTTCACAGCCATATTTTGCAACGGCATACGGAGCATTTGGATTTGGTGGAGTACTTTCATTAAATGCAATAATGCCTTCTTCTTTACCGTCTCTTATTAAATCACTAATTGGTTGCCAACCGTATACTTCCATTGTACTTGCAAACACAAAGTTTTTTAAGTTTGGTAAAGTTGCCGCAATCTCGATTAAGTTTACAGTACCAACATAATTTACTTCACTAAATGTAATCTGTTCATAAAAACTGTCTTGCACTTCTGTTCTAGCCGCCAAGTGAACGATTATTTCAGGATCAAATTGTTTAATTTGAAATCCTACTTTAGCATGGTCTCTTAGATCTTCTTTTAAAAATTCTAATTCATGCTGATCTTTCAATCTTTCGACCATTGCTTGGCCTATAAATCCGTCTGCGCCTGTTATAAATATTCTCATATTATTTCCTTAAAATGTTCCTTTCTCTGCAAATCCTGTAACTTGTAATGTATATCTATTCTGATAACCTAAATTTGCAACATGATGCTCTGCATTAGGTTTGATTACTGTGAAGTCTCCTTTTTTATAATCTATCCAACATTCGTTATCCATTTCAAAATAATGCCCCATTAACCTATCCTGTAGAAATAAATTTATTCTAATAGGTTCCAATCCTTTTATATTAAGTTTTTCGTTCTTAACATGTTCTTTTATTTTATAAAGTGTATCTGTATGAGGTGCTATAAATCTACCTGGTTTAATACAATTTACTGTTGCTACACTATATTTTAAAACATCATCAAATAGATGCTTTACCTGTTGTACCCAATAATCACAATCGCTTTCAAATACTTGATACACCCAAGGTGAATCGTGAGGGTAATCAGGTACTGCAACACCAAGTTTATCCCAAAACCCTGCACTAAAAACAGTATTAGTATGCTCTGTAAATTTGATTCTATAAAGCATTTCATCTGTAACAAATGAAATATTTTTATGTCCCTTATGCATCTTTTAGAACTGTGACTTGACAAGAATAAAAAGGCTCTTCACCCATGTTTCCTGCTATGTGCCAATCATCTATGCCAAACTTTACCCAATCACCTGCTCTCCATTTTACAAAAGGCTGATCGTGTACTTCATAATAGTGTCCACGTTTCCAGTCCTCTAAAAATATCAAGTAACGATGACTAACGCCTGTGCCGTCATCATTATGTTTTTGTTTAAGTTTAAAATGTTTGTCAACATGATATGGAATAGTTTGTCCTGGTGGAATATTAATTACACTAACAACATGATGATCAAAGTCTTGTGGTATTTTTTTAGATAAGTCATGTACCCATTGTGGTGAGGTCTCAAACATCTGCCATATACTACTATTATGTTCTGTGTAATATTGTTCTACAGCAGGCGTCTGTTGATAACACTGGAAGTAATCGTCAAAGTTTAACTGACTCATTTGATCATGAGTAATTCCAAAATTATCTATATGGCCGTATTTAATCACAGTAACTCTCTAATGTACCTTTACGTCTTAGATCTAAAGTAGCACAATGTATACCGCCAGATAGCGTCATAGAATGCCTAAACTGTACAGGTACACTATCTATACCATACTTGTCTAGTTCTCTCATCAGAGGCTCTTGTGCTGAGTCTAACACTACTGTATTTTCGTCTACGCTCAATAAGTTCATACCAATATAAGGTGAGCATGGAGGCATGTAGCCTTGCTCTGCAAGTTTGCTTCCTTGTACAACACAATCATCAAACCAAATCTTGTCCCATTTTTTAAACATCTCAGGACAGTTATCAGGTGTTACCCTGCTACTATTCATTAATACTAATCCTGGTCTAAGTGGAACAATAGTGCTGTCAAAATGTGCAAAACTATATAGTTCGCTGTAATGCATTTTATAACCCATAGGTTCAACTAATCTTTTTAACCACTGGTAACCTTTCATGTTTCCTGAATTACTAACTTGGTATAATAAGTCTTTTCCAACTCTTACTATGTTCGGTGCATCAAAACAAATCTCATGGTTAAGTAATGTTGGTTTGTCTTCTATATCTTCAAATGTGTACATGTCATCATGTAACTTTGGTTTAGGTGCTGACATCCATAAAGCACCATCTTCAAATGCTTCATACATAATGTCTTCGTATAATCTTGTTTCAAAGTATCTTGCTCTTACAGGAGTAGGAGTTTCTATAAGCATGTCGCCTAATGGTAAAATTAAATCTCTTGGACACCAACTATACCAGCCTTTTGATTGCCAGCCTTGTCCAATATCGTAACTTTTTTGTTCCCAATCAATGACTTTAGGCCTATGAACTTTTACACCCATTTTACTAAGTGCATCTGCAAGTCCGTCTGCATCTTCATTGGCTTCGTCAATTACCCATTGTGGGTAAGGCCCTTCTAGTTTTTCTACATCTTCTTTATTAAAATTAGCATAACTAAAACTTCTTGCTGAAATATCTGTTGCTATTCTGGAATGGTCTGCTCGACCTACAATGATTTCCTCTAAAGGGTCCCAATCATTGTGTGAACTAACTATCATACATTTGTCTCCTGTGTGTATTATGTTACTATTTATTTAACAATCACCTAACCAGTCCGAAATACAGACTCTGTAGTTTCCTGATACTCCCCTATTATATTCTGAATGTCTGATATCGTCCCCTAGACCAAATATCATTGTATCTGTCCACACTAGGTCTTCGTTAGAACATATTGTTTCGTATAAGTCTCTATACTTTTCCCAATTATAATCAGGCGAAAAGTTTCGCATATACTGTACACCTAATGCCATGCTATAATTATTTTGCATTTTTACCTCATTGAGCATACTTACGCCATCATCAACATAATCTCTAGTAAATCTAATACCTACTCTGTGATTTTCTAATGTAAAGAAAGGTTTACTTAAACTACATGTTACTTCTTTAATAGCAGGATATTTATTTAAATCTATATGTACAAATTTACTAATTCCCCAATACGCCAGATCTAGGCATACAGGTATATCCATTACATTACAGACTTTCATTATGTGTTCAAAGTCAGGGTGTATACAACCAAAATCGCTAAATGGTGCACTTATTAGTAATGCATGTAATCCTGGACCTTTTAATATACTTTCTAGATGATGTGGAGAATGTAGATTTTGAAATTGTACATGTTTGCCTAAACAGGCATGATATTGAAAGTCACCGTTCAAGACTATTATTTCTCTGTCTTTACTATGTCGTAATATAAATTGGTCAAACGTTTGACTGGTGCCTTGTGTGTAATCTGCATGTTTAAATTCGTTTAATCCGTTAAGGCTTTTTGTATCTGAATAGTTAAGCCATTCTCTCCAGACCTTTTGATATTCTTCGAGACTTACATTTTTTAAATCATCTTTATCTAGATGCCAATGGAAATCTTGTATTTCTTTATTTCTAACAGGTCTTGCTCCTCTAACTGCAGGCATTATGAATCTCCTGGAAAAAGTTTTCATTACTTTTCCTTCTAAATGTTCCGTCTACTAAATGATTATAATTAAACTCTACACTATCTTTTGTTTTTTCTAATAGTTCTTGATAAGCAGTAGGGCTTAGATTTCTTATATATTCAAATACAGTAAAAAATCCTTTTACTCTATCTAATAAAGTATCTGCTTCATTAAAGTTAATTGGCCAACACTCATCAAATGTTTTAAAATCTATACTTTTTAGTTCTTCGTAAATACCTTTACATCCAAATGTAATAAAAGGCTTTTTAAATGCCATAGGTATAAATTGTTTTTCATCCACATACCCATAACCGTAAGGTTCGCCACCAGGTGTAATTATTATATCACAGTCTTCATACAACCAGGGTCCAGGGATACCTCTATCATCTATATTTTTCATATCTATAATATGTGGCCTACTCATAATATTTTCCATTATAGACTTAAACATACTATCTGTAATATCTTCTTTATTAATTAATTCGTTTAAACTTGTAGCCATTAATTGTATATGATAAGGATACTCATGTTTTGTATTTGGATTGTTTGCAACTTTAGATATAGCATTTGGACCTAAACTGTAAAACCTACCATAAGTAATATCTTCTAATCCCATAGCACTATTTTCTAACATAGTAGAAAATAATAATCTGTGTGACCTACAATTTCTTAATGTACATAAAAATTTATTTGGTACAATATTATATAATCTTTTTTCCCTAGGCCCCATTGTTCTATTCATTTCTAAATGTACTTTATTAAATTCTTCTTCCTCTGATAAAAATGTCATATAATGAACTCTATCAAAATACCAAAGTTTATGTATTTTAAAGACATTTTTAACTCTTGATGTATGAGTTGTATAGTGACCAAAATAATCAGTGGTTTCCCCTGATCCACTTAATATAATTTTGATGTTTGGGTTTGCTGACCCTAATTCTGCGAAATAAATATTTGCATCAAAGAAATAAGGTTCAGTACTAGAATAAAATAAAAATGCTAAATTAGGTAAATTTAGTGAAAGTATATGCTGTACTACTTTATCTATCTCTTTACCAAAAGGTGATAGTTCGTAATATTTACGATTTTCTATTGTGATGGGAAAACTTTGTATATCTATAGGAACAAGTGTTATATCATTACTATTACATTTAGATACATCACCATTATTAATTATATTAATATCAAACATTTCGTTAAATGGATTATAGTTTTGTTCTAATTCTATTTGTGTTAGTATATGTAATGGCAAAGGCTCACGGCCTGTCCAACCATTGGCTTTATGCTGTTCTATTGTTTCATCTGTAAACTGAAACCCGTCATGTAAATAGAATATATTAATATTTTTCATAAGTTATCCTGGCGGAAAGGGAGGGATTCGAACCCTCGGTACAGTTACCCGTACTCCTCCTTAGCAGGGAGACGCTTTAAGCCACTCAGCCACCTTTCCGTTTTTTATATTTATCGTTGTTATATACAGTTATAATTATATTACGATAGGATTCGTAAAGGCGATAAATAGTACTATGCCAAAAATAAGTTTATGGAATCCAGTCAAAACAAACGACTACTCATTCACCGATAGAATTGTCGGAGAGCATTTATATGCCGGTGGTACCGGGGTACATATCCATAAATATTTAGGAGTACATAACTCACCTGATGAAAAAGACCCTACAAGACCTAGTAGTGCCGCAAATGATACAGAAGTTTTTATACAAGACTTGTTATTCTTAGAAAATAGAGATCGTAAATACGATAAAGACATTTACGAATTACGTGGACAATATAATCTTGGTGACGGTGATGCTTTTGATTTAACACAATTTGGTATGTTCCTTGCAAACGATACATTAATGATGAATTTCCATATTGAAAGTATGGTAGAAGCAGTAGGCAGAAAGTTAATGGCAGGTGATGTTTTAGAGTTGCCGCATTTAAGAGACGACTTATTACTAGGCAGTGACGAAGCAATCAATAGATACTATGTAGTAACAGATGCCAGTAGACCAGCAGAAGGGTATGATCCTAGATGGTGGCCTCACTTGTGGAGAGTTAAGTTAGGACCAATTACAGATTCACAAGAGTACAGAGATATTCTTGGAACTGGTGAGGAAGAGGAAGATTTAAGAAACTTAATAAGCACCTATGCTAATGATATTAATATTAATGATAAAATTTTAGAACAAGCAGAACGTGATGTACCGTTTGATCCTCAATTTAGAAATACTACACATTTATATTTTGATGAAACTGTACCGGACAAACCAAGTATAGACTTCGGTGGTGCAGACGGCACACCAGTAAATGGTTTAAGTTTAGTAGGTAGCGGAGCAACATTCCCTACTTCAGGTACTAGTGACGGTGATTACTTTTTAAGAACAGACTTTAGTCCAAATAGATTATTTAAAAAATCAGGAACACGTTGGTTAAATGTAGGTTCAGATGGTCGTCAGGCTTGGTCAGCGGCAAATAGAATACTAGCAACCTTTATTAATAATGATAATATTACTAGCGATAGTGACGGTGGCGAAGCAAACGAAAAAACAAATTTAAGTAAGGTTATTAAACCTAAAACGGATAACTAATGGCAGGTAAGAATTTAGATTATTGGTATGATGAACAGATAAAACGTTATCTAATTCAGATCATTAGAATATTCTCTAATTTTAAAGTAAGAGAATACACCAAGACAGGTGCAAGTTATAATAGAGTACCTGCACGATACGGTGATGCTAGTAGAATGGTAGCAAATATATTGCGTAATAATTCTGAAAACGTAATTAATAATGCTCCGTTTATAAGTGTTACAATACAAAGTATACAACCAGCAAGAGATAGAATTGCCGAGCCTTTCTTTGTTGATACTAATCAAATAGCAGAAAGAGAATATGACCCAGAAACAGGAACATACTCTGCTGAACAAGGAAATTTATACTCAACACAGAGATATATGCCTGTGCCTTATAATCTTACAGTTAATGTAGATATATGGACTACTAATACTGACACAAAATTACAGGTACTGGAACAAATATTTGTACTGTTTAATCCAAGTATACAATTACAATCCAATAGCAACCCTTTAGATTGGACCAGTGTTTTTGAAGTTGAACTTACAGATATTGCATGGAGTAGTAGAAGCATACCAGCAGGCGTAGATGAGAATTTAGATATTTCTACATTAACCTTTGCTATACCTATATGGATCAGTCCTCCTGCAAAAGTTAAAAGACAAACAATTATACAAGAAATTATTAATAATGTACACTCTGTATCAAGTATATCAGACTTAGGATTCAGTAACGATTATGCAGACTTCTTTAACGACATAGAAGATACATTCGAGATTGTAACTACTCCAGGTGATTACAAAGTTCAAGTAATAGGTGCTACGGCTACACTAGTAGACCAAAAAGGTACAGAGATTAAATGGTCAGATATTATAGAGCAATTAGGTGAAATAAGAACTACAAGTTTACTAAAATTAAATATCAGCGGTGATTCTGATAACCTACTTAATTTAGTATATGGCACAGTAGCAACTAGTCCTTCAAGCGATACTCAATTAATTTTTAATTTAGATACTGATACATTGCCTACTAATACTCTTACTGCAATAGATAAAATTATAGACCCTAGAGCAAATTATCCGGGAGATGGCACATTGGATGCCGCGGCTAACGGACAAAGATACTTAATTACAGAACAAGTTACAAAATCAGGATACACCAATTGGGATATTGATGCAAACGAAGATGACATCATACAATTTAACGGTTCTACATGGACTGTAGTTTTTGATGCAAGTGCAAATGGTAGTGAGATACATTACATAAACAATACATTTACCACCAAACAATACAAATGGACAGGCAAAACCTGGATAAGTAGTTATGAAGGCGAATACAATCCAGGATTTTGGAGACTGAGTTTATAATGATCACAACGGCGGCAGGAGTATTATTCCTTGCCAAAGACACAGGTAGATGTATGTTGCAATTACGAGAAGGCAACAAAAGATTTAACCATACATGGGGTTTTTGGGGAGGCACAATGGAGAAAAAAGAAACTCCATATGAGTGTATCCAACGAGAATTAGAAGAAGAAATAGGGTTCGTTCCAGAACTACAAAAATTAAATCCATTAGATGTTTATCAAAGTAAAGATAAAAACTTTTACTATTATAGTTTTGTATATGTTGTAGATCAAGAATTTCAACCACCAAAACTAAATGGTGAAAGTGCAGGATATGCCTGGGTAGATATAGGCCAATGGCCTAAACCATTACATAATGGGGCAAGAGTAACCTTATCTAAAAACAATGGCACAGAAAAACTACACACTATACTGCAAATAAATTCTAGATAAATACTAGTATGAGCAAAGGCGAAATAATCGATTTTGTACTTTTGCGGATAACCACTGAGCTAGACAAGTTCGAAAGAACGACTACAATCCCACATACACTACTAGAAGGTGCAATAGAAATAGACGAAATACAAGACGTCTATTATGAGAAGTTATCGCCGAAGTATCAAAAAATGTTTGATAAACTGTTAAAACAGTATCATCAGAATATTGGCGAAAATATAGAGTCTCTTAAAAAAGCAATGAAAAAAGACTATGCTAGAGTCATAAAGACTATGGCTACTGAACATGAAAGTTTTAAATTTCCAGAAATTATGAAATTATACAGGCCTGGAATGAACCCAATAAGAGGATTGTACTATCAAACAAGAGAGGCTACAACTAGATTTAATCCGGAACACCCGTTCCATCATTGGTTAGTAGCATTAGTTACTGATTTAGAATACAATAATATACTACTAGATGCTCTCGGTAAAGATGTGCGTAAATTAGAAAAAATTATTAAAAGATATTATTTTCCTTTAATCGAACACGGTGATGGAATACCTTTAGAATTATTTCATGCAAAGCAACAACTAAAAGATTTTAGACATTACTATATGTTTTTTAGAAATATAAAGGATTGGGAGCCAGACGAATAATTAATAAATTTTTCTTATCTGGTAGTCAAAAGGTTCAACAGTTCTAATTTCAAATGCTCTTCCATCCATATCTTTTCCTTTAATATGTTTAGGAGTTTTCTTAGTAATCTTCTTTAAAAGATATCTTTTATGAGATCTTGTAGTTGTAATATTACCATCTCCGTCTCTAATAGAATCCTTTAAGTACCATACTGTTAATTCATATTCTTCATAGATAATTTTAAACCAAAGTCTTAGTATTGCTTTCCATATTGTAATTAATAGTTTTACGATAAACTGGACTGCAATCTTAGTCTTTTGCCATAGCCATACCAATGAAGGCTTTACTTTCTGTGTTATATTGTGTAAAAAGTTTTTCATACTCTTATTTATTTAATTTTTAAATATCCAGTTACCAGTTATTCTATTATCTAAGGTGGTATTAAAACATCCTACTGAATGCCAGGAATTACTATTTGGTTTTATAATTAATAATTGTCCAGGTTGTCCACCAAGTTCTATGCCTTTATCCCACATATGTACCCACCATCTAGAATCATCTTCATCTGCCCAGCCTGGTTCTTCTTTATGAATATGTGTACCATACATGTATTCAGGATTTAAATAAAGTATTGCCCTTATAGGCATTTCGGTATATGATACTTCACCATCAGGCATCAGTAATTCTCCCGTATAATCATCGTGTGGTATAATTTCGTCTTCTTTATTAAATACTTGTAGGCCGTGTATTAAAGTTGTCGTATTTACATCAAATGCTGTATTTACAGCACTTATGATATCTGCCTTATTATTTTCTATGTATTCGTGTACCGGGTGATAGGCTGACCAGAGC